ACTGTTGCGGTTTATTGGGCCGTAACATATCGCTGGACTGGATTACAAGACGAAAAGGGGCGTTTTGTTTTTACTCACTTTGCTTCTAGGTATTTGAAAACACAAAAAAGAGAAAATCTTCCGAAGCGATACGAAAACGCGGAACTAGAGGAGGTGGCCAAGTGGGAGACGCAAGCAAGCCAATGACGGCAACGGATGATCGGTTTGCATGGCTGAATGACCACGCCGACGGCTGGCAATTCGGCGAAACAGGTATGCTTGAGGCACTTTCGGAGCGACTAAGCCCCGACCTAGCCGTTGAAATCGGAGCCGGAGACGGCCAAAGCCTGCCGCTGACGCTTGGCTTTTTGCTCGAAAAAGGCACTAAAACAGTGCTTTTTGAGGCCGACGAACTACGCCAAAACGCGCTCAAAATGACCAAAAAAGCAGCGGTTATACATGGTTTTTTCGATGCAAGGTTGCTAGATGGTTTGGAACTATCGCAAAGCTTTGTTGTTGTCGACGTTGACGGCCAAGACTGGCCTATCGCGGAGGAAGTGCTTAGGTGTGGCCGTCCGCAGGTAATGACGATTGAGCACTATGACGAATTTGGCCCGCGGTACGGTCGATGCGAGCCCGAAGGGCTACCGCCGCGGTGGTGTCTTGGCTTGCTTGTCGACGGATTCTCTATTCAAGCACCCGCGAAGGAAATTGAAAAAAGAATTCGATACTACGGCTACACGATGGTAGCCAAAAGCCGCGTAAATTCTTTGTTTGTCCGTAACGATCTATTGCCAACTTTGGAGGGCTGCTGATGTTTAGCTACAACACCTCAACAAAAGAAATTTTCCTCTACGATTACATCGGCCCGGAATGGTTTGGCATGATTGACGCCGGTGCCGTTCAGGAAGCTTTGAACGCAATCCAGGGTCGTGCTACCGTCAGGCTCAACAGCGGAGGCGGCGGAGTCGATGAGGGAATTGCCATCTACGAAATGCTTCGGCGACATCCCGGCGGCGTTGACGTAATTGTCGACTCTTCGGCTTACTCGATTGCGTCTGTGATCATGCTTGCTGGCGAATCATTAACAATGGCCAGAGGTGCGGCGGCGATGCTGCATTCGCCTTGGATGATGTTTGCTTCCGGCAACGCTAAAGAACTTCGCAAGATCGCAGAACAGCTTGAGACAAGCGAAGAGCGGTTGGTATCAATTTACGAAGACGCATTCGCCAAGCGAGACAAGCGAAAGGACCGCGACGAAATTAAGGCGATCCTTGAGGCTGAAACGTGGTACACGGCACAGCAAGCACTTGACGCGGGACTGATCGACGCGATTGACGGCCAAGCGGTTGAGCCGGTCTCGGCCAAGTACCGCAACATCCCGGCAGCAATCGCACGAGCACAAAAAGCGGGCGACCGGACGCCATACCCGTTCGCGCGAGAGTCGGCAAAGTTGAGGTTGCGGAAAAACAGTTGACAACCGGTAGCAATTTGCTACCGTATGAGCACACGACGACTCTATCGTAACTCGGCAACTCGTTAGCGGCCGGATTTCGATTGGCGGCGATTTGGACAAACACCAAACCGCGGCCGATTAAATCCAGGCCGCTTGGCTTTTTAGGACATGATCGGCCGCCAATCAAAAGGCTGATCATGGAATTAAGAGCACGAATCGAAGGGCTGCAGGCCAAGCGGAATGAACTCTACGCAGAGGCCGAAGCGATCTTGGCGGTGGCAAAAGAGGCTGACCGCGATTTGACCGCCGACGAAACGGCACGGCTTGTTGCCATCCAAGGCAAAGGCGAAAACGACCTCGGAGAGCTTGGGGCGGTCGATTCGCAGCTTAAGCAGTGGCAGCACGTCGCGACCCGCATGGAAATCACGCGGGCACAAGCGTCGGCACCGGCTCCGCGGCTTGGCGATCCTCCGGCAGCGGTTGTCAACGTCAAGAAGTACCGAGGCAAGGCGAAGAACTTTGAAAGCCATCAAGACGCCGTCGATGCTGGCCTATTTTGCGCCGCGGCGATTTACGGCCACGCCCCATCTATGGACTACTGCCGCGACAAGGGGTTGATCGTCAACGCTCATAGCGTGGGCGACAATACGAAGGGCGGGTACGTCGTGCCGGAGCCTTTAGAGGCGTCGATCATCCGGCTAGTCGAAGAGCGTGGTGTTTTCCGCCAGTATGCTAGGGTTTACCCGATGGGATCCTCTAGCGTGCTGATTCCGCGTCGTGCAGGCGGTTTCACCTCGTACTTCGTTGGCGAAAACGACGAGATCACCGCTTCGGACATGAAGTTTGACCAGATCAAGCTTGAGGCCAAAAAGCTTGGCGTTCTGACGCAAGTTTCTAGCGAACTTGACGAAGACGCCATCGTCGCCTTGGCCGATTTGGTGTCAACGGAATTCGCCTTGAGCTTTGCCGAAAAGGAAGATCAGTGCGGATTCAACGGCGACGGCACCAGCACTTACGGCGGGATGGTCGGGCTCAAGTCTGCCTTGGCCGCGGGCTCGATTTCCAAGACCGCAAGCTCTACCACCTTTGCGGCAATGGTAATCGGCGATTTCCTCGACGCGGTGGCTAAGCTTCCGCAGTTTCCAGGCATTTCGCCAGCTTGGTACGTGTCGAGTGCGGGCTACAACCTTTCGATGGCCCGCTTGCAATTCGCGGCCAGCGGCAACATGGTCGACAATATCGCGGGATCTCCGCAATTGTCATTCCTTGGCTACCCGGTTCGGTTTGCTCAAGTGCTTCCGAACTCTTCGGGATCGCTTGCTGATACCATCGTCGCCTATTTCGGTGACTTGTCGATGGCTGCTACCTTCGGCAATCGTCGAGGCGTAACCATTTCGGCCGATAGCTCGGTCTACTGGAAGCAGGACGCGATCGGTCTCAAGGGGACCGAACGTTTCGACATCAACGTTCACGAACGCGGAACGGCAACCGAAGCCGGACCGATGGTCGCCATCGAATTGCAGTAATCCTTCCCTTGCTCCGGGTTGGGTTGGGGCCGGTTGGCAATTGCTGGCCGGCCCCTTTGAAACAAACAAATCACCGTTAGGAAAAACAATATGAAAACCTTACAGCCGATTTATCAGGAACTTGTTTTCGCACCGGCGACCGCGGCGACCACTACCGCGGCCAAGTCGATCGACACGCTAGGGGCGAAGAATCTTTGCGTGTCGCTGAACTTCTCTGCGAACCTCAACACGAATGCGACCGGCCCGACGCTTGAGTTCTCGCACAGCGACACGGACGCAGCAACCGCGTTTGCGACCTTTGACTCGGCGCTAAATCGCAGCGTCAGCCGTGGCACCGCGGGCGTGATCAGCGTTTCGCACGTCAATCTTGACGGAAGCGTCAAGCGGTACGTGCGGGTCAAGGTCACTCCAGGCACGACCACCAACGATACCGTCATCTATGGCGGCGTCGCACTGGAAGACAAGGAAATCAGGCCAAGTGCCGTCGCCGACGTTGGCGGCGGTGCTGTCTTGAGCTAATCAAACCAATACCCGGAGCAAAAGGGAATGGAAACAAAGGTAAAAGTTCATGCGTTTATGACGGCTGCCCGTTATGAAAACAGCATGACAAGAAACCACATCGAGATTGCACTAAGAACGCTCGGGATCCCGATGCAGGTAAGCGGCGGCGTGTTTTATGGCCAGTGTATGCAGAACATGCTGCACGATGCCCTGAAATACGGAATTGATTACGCAATCACCATCGACGGGGACAGCATGTTCACGCACAAGCATATCGAACGATTGCTTGGCGTGATTGTGCGGCCAGATTGCGGAATCGACGCGTTGGCGGCGTTGCAGTGCAAGCGAGGTTGTCACTACCCGTTGGCAAGTTGCGGAGAACAGACGCTCAAAATAACCGGCGAGCCGTTTAAGGTGTCGACGGCACATTTCGGGCTGACCGTATTGGACATGCGGAAACTGGCAATGGTTCCGCTACCGTGGTTTGCCGATCGACCTGGACCGGACGGAACGTGGACGCACAACGACAAGATCGACGCAGACATATCGTTTTGGAAAGCTTGGGGCGAAGCAGGAAATTCGCTCTACATGGATCCAGGATGCAGCATCGGACACATGGAAGAAATGATTACAATTTTCGACGAACAGATGCAGGTTAAACACCTTTACCCGAAGGAATGGCGGGCAGCCAATGGTTACAGCGCCTCCTAGTTATGTAACGGTTGTTTTTCTTCGGGATTGGTTTTTGATTCGAAAAGATCAACGCCATTTGATGACCTGGGGACAAGCGGACCTTTTGACCCGTCGCGGTTTTTGCGAGATTGTGAACGATGGAACTAACAGTGCCGAAATGGAAGCGACTAACGCAACCGACCAGCGAGCCGGTGAGCCTGTTGCAAGCCAAGCAGGCACTGAACATCGGCACCGGCGACGGCACACACGATGAGCGGCTGACGTTGTTGATCCAGGCCGCACGTGAAAAGTGGGAACGCGATACGCAGCGAGCAACCACGGCCGGGACGTTTCGGCAAGTGTTCGATGCGTTTGCTGATCCGCTGGAGTTGCTACCGCTTGGCGTTAGTTCGGTTTCATCGATTACCTATTTCGACGCCAACAACACCTCACAAACGGCATCGGCTTCGCTTTATGTGTTCGATGATTTCGACAACGTCGTGCGACTTGCTTACGAGCAAGAATGGCCCGACACCTCCGCAAGATACGACGCGGTGACGGTCAATTTTACGGCAGGCAATAGCGATCCGCTCGAAGTGCCAGCGATGGCTAAGGCGGCGATGCTTTCGCTTGTGGTTTATTACTTCGACAAAAATCCAGGCGACAACGACGGCCTCTATGATTTGCGGCATTACGATGATTTGGCTCGCCAGTACATGCGGAGTAGTTACCCATGAGCGGAAGGCCACGCCGTTTCAGTGTCGCGAACATGCGATACCGCGTAGTGCTACAGAAGCACGTCGACGCTGTTGACGCGGCCGGGCAACCGATCGCGACTTGGACGACGGTTTACCAAAGCGAGCCGGCGGATTATGCGGCGGTGAGTGGCGGTCAGGTCTTTCGCGGGTCGCAAGTCAACGAAGGGATCAACGCCATATTCACGGTCAGGTATCGCGACGAATACGCACCGCAGCATCGGATTTTGTACGACGGCAAAGCGTACGGGATTGTTTTCGTGCAACCGATCGAAGGCCGCGACCGTTATTTAGACTGTCATTGCAAGGTGGTCGAATAATGGCACCGCGAAAAACAAAAGCAAGATTCGGCGTGATTGTCGGGTTTGACAAAAAGCTTATCGATCGACTTACGCACGGACTGCCAGATGAAGTTCGAAAGGCCGCAACCGCTCACGGCTTGCCAGCAGCGGCTGCCGTTGTTGAAAAGAAGGCCAAGCAAATCGCACCGAACGGGCGAAAGACAGGGACTAGCAACAAGCAGTACGGAGAATCTCGGCAAAAATGGTATCCCTACAGGCTAAAAAATCACATCACTTCAAAAGTTCTCGACGACATGATGGGAACCGTCGTTTCCGTGATGGTTGGCCCGATGCGACCTTGGGGCAACAAGGTTAATTTTATTTCTCCGAACGTTCGAAGCACTACCGGCAATACAAAGTATCAAAAGTTCTGGGGAAAGGTTCCATACAGCCCGGCCAATAGAAACCCAAAGACAAACCGCTTCCTTGAAGATGCTTCGCACCAGACGCGACCGCAACAGATCCGGGCACTGGTAACGGCGATGCGTCGAGCGATCAAGCGGAACATGGCTCGGAGGTTTACCATTGGCTGACGCAGGGACAGCGTTCCGGGCATTCGTTGTCGCTCAAGCGGGAGTCTCCGCATTGATCGGCGACCGAATGATTCCCGACGAACTATTGCAAAAGACGACGATGCCAGCGGTGACCTATCACCGCATTAGTACGTTACACCATGAAAACATAAACGGCAGCAAGGCCGGGATGGCAGAGGCGATCATCGAGGTAAGAGCATACGCAACAAGCCGCACGGCATGTACGGCGATTTGCGAAGCTATCCGCACATGCGGAGTACTCGACATGCTTGGCGTCTATTCGGGAGTTAACTTCCGGTGCGTGATGCTTGCAAGCGGCCGAAATGATTTCACCGAATCGCCAATAGATGGCACACACGAACTTCGTTACGTCTCGTCACAGGATTATTCCTTAACTTACTTGGAGGCTGTTTAACATGCCAATCGCAGGACGTGGGGCAACCCTTTCGGGCACGACTTATACCGCAGCACTTGACATCGTTGAGATCAGCGGCGGAAGCGAGTCGATCGAAGCTCTCGACATTTCGACGCTTGGTCAGACGACTACTTTCATGCGTTATCAGGTCGGCGACCTGGCCGATACGCCGGAAATCAGCGTCACGATCAATTGGACAAACACCAATCCGCCGGCAATCGGTGCGAAGGATACGTGGACGCTAACGTTCCCCAAGGAAGGCACCGCGACCACGGCACGAAGCCTAAGCGGAACGGGTTTCGTCACCGAAAAGGGCTACCCGACTTTTGTAAACAATCAGATCAGTCAGGGCACACTGACGATCAAGCTTGATGGAGCGACAGGGCCTACCTACACATGAGCAAGCTAACAGTTGAACTGCTTCCACACGTAGCGAGTTATTCGCTAACCGGCGAAGCAATCGAGTTTCCGCAGTGGGCGTTGGTCGTCAACGGATCCCATTGCGGATGGGTGCCGAAGGAGGGCAAGCACGTGTCATTTTTTGAGCACTTCCACGAAGTAGACCGCGCCGCGATATGTGCGGAAGTGGCGCGGATCCGCGGCGAACGAGACAGCCGCATCGAGTCAGTACCGCCGAGCATTTTGTACCCGGAGCAAGAAAAGGAAAACGATGAGCCTGACGAAGAATGAACTTTTAGGATTTTGCAACCGCCGCTTTGACGTTGTCGACTTGGGCGACGGCGCAAAGGTGCGGATCCAAAGTCTGACACAGGAAGAAATCGCCCGTCACAACTTGATGATGCTTGACAAGAAGGGCCAAGTGTCACAGGCCGGGCTAATGGCAGCCGAACGTCTTTACGTCGCGATGGCACTTGTCGACGACCAAGGCAATCGGCTGTTAACCGACGAAGAAGCCGGAGAGCTTGCGAAGCTTGATGGCGGCGTTTTCCAGAAGATCGCACAGGCGGCAAGGCGTCTAACCGACAGGGACGCCGTGACCGTACAAGAAATGCTGGGAAACTAACGATGAGCGCTACGCTAAGGCTCGCCGGTCGAGTCTGCTTAGCGCTCGGAATCGACGACCCAGAGGCGTGGTTGGCGAACGTGTCACAGCGAACGCTAGCGTTTTGGGAGGCTTTTTACATGCTGGAACCGTGGGGCAGGGAGTGCGAACGCGACGCGGTTCAGTCTGCACAGCTGTCCGCACTTGGGGCAACGATCGCGGCCAGCAATGGCATTAAGCCTAAGCCGCCGCTACGGGTCGCGGATTTCATGCCGGCCAATTGGCATCAACCACCGGCACCGACAAACACGAACAGCATCAAGGCCGCCGAGCAAGCCTTCGCGGCTAAGTGGGGCATG